GAATTAGCAATATAAATTAAGTCTTCTGTATTATGCATCAATATTTGATGCCCTGTACGTGTTCTTAGACGAACAAGTTCATTGTGTGGTCTTGTCGGATCCCCGTCCTCGGTATCGCCAGCTTCTACGTTTGCATATTCTGGTGCTACTCCGTCTTCACCGCCCGGAGGTCCTTTACGAATTAGTGTTGGGTCGCCATCGTCAAAAACTAAACTACTTCCTCCCAGTCTATTTTGTGCTGTTAAACTTTGAGCAAAATTCTCGCCGTATCTGACACGAGGAGCACCGGGTCTTCTGTCTGCAGGGCCAGGACTACTAAATCCTGTTACATTGCTAGGTAAATCTCTTCTAGCACTAGAAGTTGTAGTTCCTCTAAATTCATCATCAGCTAGTCCTTGCTCAGTTAATCTTTCTAGTGCATCTGTGTTTACTGGTTTAATAAATTTCGTAGGATTACGCTGTGCAGCAGTTTCGTTCTGTTTATTATATTCGCCTACAGGCAACTTTTTTGTAGTATCTTGACTGTTAAATGTAGTGCTTGTAAATGGGCCGCCTGGAACCATCATGTTAGTATAGTCTTCTTGAATACATCCTATCCAAAAACCCTGTCCGCCTTCAGCAAATATTACAAGTACTCTAGAGCCAACATCCGGCGGAACTCCCCAAAAGCCATAACTCTTTTGACTAAACTGATGTCCTTCATTCTCTGTTGTTCCGTTGTATGGAGTAATTCCGTAAAACGGGCTTAGATAATCTACAGGTACAGCTTTACCGGGCTCGTCTGCACTGTTCCCGCTGCCGCTCTTTGTTTGTAATACAACTTCTAAACGGCCCATAAATTGACTGTCTAAATGATTCTGCACTATTGCTACAAAAGGACCTGGTTTAAAGTCATTCTTGTCGGCACTGGATTTGGTACGTTTTACTTCGCCTTCATTTTGTGTATATGTATCTGACATTATAGGCCGCCTCTAATTCTTCCTGCTTGATCTCTATCGTCTAATCTTGCTCTAATACTTTGTGACTGTGCATATTGAGCTCGCTCGTTACGACCTTCTACTACATTTCCTCTACCGCCCTGTACTGCTGGAGGACTTGTTGGTGCGGAACTAGTTCCAGGGCTTGCTGTGCCACCGGTGCCTGTTATACTATTTGCTGATTGTGCTGCTGCGCCATCACCGGCACCGTTGTCTGCGCTATCTGCATCTAGCTCATTATCAGTTTGCGGCGGCGCTTCGGGTATTACACCAGCAGAGCCAGCACTTCCGGTATTAATACTTGCTCTTTCGCCCTGTTCAGTAACTGCTTCTGCATTTTGATCAACTGGTTTACCTATTGTATCTTGTTCTTGATTCTTTCTACGAAGCATAGTTAACATTTGTGTAAATTTATTTTGTGATATTTTATTCCTAACCATTGTAACTTGATATAGTCCGCTAAACTGTCCGACAACTTGTGTTCCTAGTTCAGGAAATTGCATTTGTCCATCTTTGCCAATGTCGATCGGTGTTCTAAAATTTACAAGAACATCAACTTCTCCGTATTGATAATCCATTGCTCCGTTCTCATCAATGTTAGCACTTTCGCCGGCACCTGCATTATAGTTGCCCATACCACTGTCGGCAATATAATAAGGATCTCCCCAAATATCCATTTCTGCCATTACTAAGTCTACGTCACTGTTTACAATGGCATCGTTCATTGTTCTAGCAACTTGTGTTTCTGGGTGAACCTCAGTTCCGCCAATGTTAGAACCAGTACGTGACCGAGTTGTTCCTTGTGTGCTAGGAGTGCCTGTGCTTGGGACAACATCGTTTCTTCCACTAGATGTACCATAAATAGGATGCACTGTCGGTCTAGCAATATTGGTTTTACCTGCACTTTGAGTGTCGGCAATGTTTTGTCCAAGATCACTTTGAATAGCAGTAAAAAATGTATAATTTAAATCAATATTAAAGTTTATAATATCATCGTTCTTGCCGGTATAGATATAATTGTATTCTTTCATTGCTTGTTTTTTAAGATTACTAATACCCTTTGTTGGCTGCGTTGGACTGTTTGTTTTACTGCTATTAACTTCGTACGGTACAACCCTATAAACAAAAATTTTAGGATCCTTACCTGTCTGACTTGTATTTGCAGAATCAGTAACATTATAGACTTGCGTATCTATTTTAAACCAAGTTTTATTACCCTTCTCATCAGGTGATTGTGTAGCGAACTGTCTGCCGTATTCTGACAATAATACTAGTTCTTCTATAACGTCCTGCACTCTTGTACCTTTTTTAAAGTTAATACGCTGGCCGTCATCGCTAATTGTTATTCTACCTCTTTTAAATACACCAGTACCTGTTGTTCTATTAACATTTGGCGGACCTCCAGTATTTGTAGTTTCTTCAACAAATGCAGGTCTACCAAATGCCTCTGTTTTACCATCTAAATACGATTTAGATATTTTTGAACGTCCAATATCGTTAGCGTTCTCTGATTTCTCTGCGTACTCTCTAAAACTTTCTCCAAGATTTGAACGCCTAATTACTGTACCTGTAAGTTTACTTAACTCTGCATCAAAGTCTTGTGGCACATCACCATTAGAAATTCCTGTTATAGTGTCGAATAATTTTTGCTTTTGCTCATCAGTTAACGTTCTTTCTGATCCTGGTTCTCCTGTAGACTGAGACGCGGTTGTTGCGCCTTCTTCTGCAGGTGGTGGTGCAATTATTCCTTCGTTTGCACTTGCTCTTTCATTAGGAAACAGTAATACATATTGATCTCCTGTAGATTTATTTCCGCTGCCCTGTAGCGCAAGTTCTCGAGAATTCATAAGTGCTGCTAAACTTTCAGGACCGGTTTGTAAAAGTTCTGCTATAGTTGATCCTTTAATATCAAAGTCTTCTTTTACTGTTTGTGTTTCGTCCGACAATGCTTGTTCATTCCATGGAATTGCTTCTACTGTATAAACGCTTCCTCCAGCTGTTACATTAAATGTAATATTTGTAAACTTTAATGGAAACATTCTTCTAGCACGGGGGACATTATAAGTATTGCCCATGTCGTCCCATCCTACAAAGTCTAAATCTAACAAAAAAGGTGCATCTATATAATTTTTATGGCCGCCTTGCAGAGCTGCTTCATAAAGGCTTTGTAAAAATATCCCCATGCTATACGGTTCGTGAACCATAAATTTTAAACTTGTAGCATTGGTCTGTTTTGTATTTTGACTAGGAGCAATAATAGATTCAACTTCTACATCATCGATATAGTATTCTCCTGTTATGCCTGCTTGTTTCTCAATAGTTGTTTTAACTTGTCCTGTACTTCCTGTGCCTCCACTACGTAATATTACAATTTCAGGGCCATTAAGTCTGTATGTTGAATCAGGATGGGCAAGTTCGGTATTACTTAACACACCTAGTGTAAAAACACAATTATAAGAAGCAAAACTAGATAAAGGATTTTTTATAGGGCCGCCGGTGTATTGTTTCTTTACAGAAGATTTAATACTGTTGTCGGCACCAACGCCGCCGTTTGTTGCACCGTTGCCGTTGCCGCCAAATATTCCACCAAAGAAATTCTCAATCGGGTCTGTTATTCTATCAACAGCACCTTGTAATTCATCAACGGCTCCTTCTACAGATGATGTAAGTGCATTAACACTTATGTTAGCAGATTGTTTTAACCTTCCGACAGTTCTTTGCTCAAACTCGTCTCCGATGTCTCTACCGATCTGTTTTAGTCGGGCTGATAAATTTTGTATAGGCATTTAGTTAAGTTCCTAATACTTGCTTTAACCTACTTAACTTAGGTAAGAAGATTTCTGTGCCAGCTTGAAAGTCATAAATTGGATCTTTTAGTGTGTCCATATTTCTTTGTGCAAACACCCACCACAATTTATGATCATTGTATAAATCATATGCTAATAGATCTGGCCTATAAGTATATTGCGGTTCAATTGTGTAAGATATATCGTCATTGTCGGCTGGCACTGGACGAATTTTAAGGAGGTCTAGATATTGACCATTCTTAATACGTGTTTTGTGCCAAGGACTAGTTGCGCTGTATGCTGCCATTACATGTACCCCGAATCATTACCAAATATATAACCGCCGGACACAAACTTGTCAAGACTAAATTTATTAACTGTATCTCTACTGTATGTCGGTAATAGTGTAACAGCAATTTCGCTCATTGTTGGCACCCAAGATCCATTAGGTCCAATATCTACTTTAATGTAATCTACGTCTGGCAGTAATGTGTAGTTAAAAGTGTTAACCACAACAGGAACACTTTTAAGAACATAATCTCCGTATCCATTCAGTTTCACAACAGGTGGAGGTGCACCGGCATTTGAACTTTGACCGTATGCCATTTTAGAAACACTTCGTAAGTAATGTTGCATTGCAATCCAATATTCGCCTTCTTTAGAATTCTCTACTGTGAAAGTTCCTGTAATAGTAATATTATCAATTGTGCTGTTCTGGTAGATCCTAAATGGATAATTACTGTGAGTAGGACTAAGAGCATCGTAATTTGCGGTGTGAGTCACAAATACCGAAGGAGTATATGGAAATACTAAGCTGTTGCTTGTTTCTCTCAAAGGTTTTAAAAGGTAGCTGTCGGACATGTTAGCTGGCACAGAAAGTCTAACTCGCCAATCTGTGTCTGTACCGCTATACCAAGCACCGTCTGTAAACGATCCATCGGGACGTTCAGCACCGCTTAGTAAGTTAACAGCTCGTAAAGCACGACCGATATTAGTGTCATCTAGATAATCAGTTACACCTTGTTTTGCTCGTTCTACAAGACGAGTACCAAATGTGGATTGATCAGACCCTTGTCTAGTGCTTTGCCTTGTTTGAGGATTATTTGCCATATGTGTTCTCCTATAGTATTATTTAGTTGACTTTTTTAACTGCGTATATTATAATAGTAACATAACTACAGGAGATCCGATGAGGAAAGTAAACTATTTAAACAATAAAGATATATTAAAAGAAATTCATAAATCAAAAAATTCATTTTGTAGTTTTGTTGACCCAGATTACAATCAATTTGATATAATTCTAGATGATGTTAGCAAAATTAATATTCGAACAATTGCAGAAGCAAAGCGTAATAAAGCAAAACGCCTTTCGCAAGCAGATTATAACGAACGCAAAATGGCAGGTGAAAAGGTAAAGCAGGCAGACTGCGAAGTTCCTTACACAAAAATTACAAAAGAAGAATTAATCTTTCGTATCATGACATTTGATCACATTCCGGAAGAACCTGGGCGTAAAAAGAACCCAAAGACCGTGGCAGACACTCGAGTTAAATTAAACTTTCCTCCTTTCCAACACTTTAAATTTAACGACGAAGGTGAACTTATTTGTGTAGGTAAAAGTCATTGGGACGGTGGTATGGAGAACGGGTCATTTGCTCTTAAAAAAGGCAAGGCAACAAACGAACTTGCTAAAATGTGGATGAAACTATGCGAAAGATATGCTACTAGAGGTAATGTACGTGGTTATACATACAATGACGAAATGCGTGGACAAGCAATTCTGCAACTTACACAGATTGGATTGCAGTTTGACGAGTCAAAATCACAAAATCCATTTGCATACTACACTGCGGCTGTAACAAATAGTTTTGTACGAATTATTAATATCGAAAAACGTAATCAAAACATTAGAGATGATATCTTAGAAATGAATGATCTTAATCCTAGCTACACTAGACAGATGGCTGGTGAATTTGAAGCGGCATTGCGTAGAGAAAAAGAACTCCAAAATAAAAAATAATCGGTTGACTTTGTTAACTAATGATAGTAAACTTGTTATTAAAACAACTGAGGATTTTAATTTGTTTAAGAAAGCAGCAGTCTTTACAGACATTCACTTTGGTCTAAAAGGCAACAGTAAAGTACACAACGAAGACTGCGAAGAATTCGTTGATTGGTACATTGAACAAGCAAAAGAACACGGATGTGAAACCGGTATCTTCTGCGGCGACTGGCATCACAACAGAAATAGCCTCAATCTTACAACTATGGACGCTACTGTTCGCAGTTTAGAAAAACTGGGCAAAGCATTTGACAAATTTTATATGTTTGTAGGCAATCACGACTTGTACTATAAAGACAAGCGTGATGTTTCGTCTACTATTTTTGGAAAGCATATTCCTGGTATTACTATTGTAGACGAATTAACTGAGATAGAAGATGTTGCTCTTGTTCCGTGGTTAGTAGGCGACGAGTGGAAGAAGATTGAAAAAGTTAAGGCCAAATATATGTTTGGTCATTTCGAGCTTCCTAGTTTCTATATGAATGCACTTGTTAAAATGCCAGATCATGGCGACTTACGTCCACAGCATTTCACAAATCAAGAATATGTATTCTCAGGACATTTCCATAAACGTCAAGTACAGGGTAAAATTCATTACATTGGTAATGCATTTCCGCACAACTATGCAGATGCATGGGATGATGAACGTGGTATGATGATACTAGACCGTGAGAACGATAAAGAACCAGAATACATTAACTGGTGGAACTGTCCTAAGTATCGCACAGTTAAACTTTCGCAACTACTTGATCCTGAGGCAGACATTATTAAGCCTAAGATGTATTTGCGTGTTACACTTGACTTGCCTATTTCGTATGAAGAAGCGCAGTTTATTAAGGAAACGTATATTTCAAAACATAACTGTAGAGAAATTACACTTATTCCTCAGAAGCAGATTGAAGAAATTACAACCGAGCTAGATATTGAACAATTTGAAAGTGTTGATCAAATTGTATCAAATGAAATTACTGCAATCGACAGTGAAAACTTTAACAAGAAAATGCTATTGGACATATATAACGACTTATGATACGTATTAAAGATTTAACCGTAAAAAACTTTATGAGCGTGGGCAATCAAACCCAGGCTGTAAATTTTAATCAAGATAAGCTAACACTAGTGTTAGGTGAAAACTTAGATCAAGGCGGAGACGACAGCGGATCACGTAATGGTACAGGTAAGACTACTATTATTAATGCACTAAGCTATGCATTGTATGGTACAGCTCTTACAAATATTAAGCGTAATAATCTTATTAATAAAACAAACTCAAAAGGCATGGTTGTTTCTTTAGACTTTGAGAAGGACGGCAATCAATACCGAATTGAGCGAGGACGTTCTCCTACATTCTTTAAGTTTTTTATTAATAATCAAGAACAAATAGAAGACGAATCGCAAGGCGATAGTCGCAAAACACAAGAATATCTAAACGACTTGTTGGGTATGTCGCATGATATGTTTAAACACATTGTTGCACTGAACACATATTCAGAGCCGTTTCTAAGTATGCGTACAAATGATCAACGTGCTATTATTGAGCAACTTTTAGGTATTACTATCTTGTCAGAAAAA